CGAGACATCTACTACAGGAATCTAAGTCCCCTGTAGGCAGAATGGGAGATTCGACCATTTTGTAACAGCCGATAGAATCTATATTCCTGCGGAATTTGCGCCGCAGCTGGACAAGTCTCCGCTTTGTAGCGGCCAGTCTGACCAGGTCTACCGTGTCAAGGTAGTCTGAATATAAACCCTTGTGTGGTCTCTTCCGAAGAGCACTAGGCTCGTCTCTTTTAAAATACGAGACAGAATCTAGCTGAAGAAGAGAAAATTCTAAATGGTCAACACGCCTAGGAAAATCCTGGCGGAGTGCGATAAGGGACTTCGACAAGTCACCTAACGGCTTAAACTGGTTTTGAACCAGATAGCCTCGCAATTGACCCGGTTGGACAAGATCATCCAAAAAGTGAAGGTCCTCGATGTTAAAATCAGAGGAACCTTTCTTTTCTCCTGTAAGGAGACCGAAATTCATGAATGAGAGTTCTTCAACTCTCTTACCTATCATGAATAATTTAGAATTTAGGAATGCGAATCGCTCCGAGACATAATTTTTGCCTACGGACATGCTGAAGCCAGCATATGCGATACATTCCCTCCACACCCCATATTCCTGTTCGGTGATGACGGATAAGTTGTCGTCACCATTGATTAGAACAGGGAGATCTGCAATACGGACACGGTGCCCAACACGCCTCTCAAAAACCAGCCTGTTACAGGCAAGATTGATGATGCACAGTATGGGAAACGAAAAGATGCTTCCCATCAACTGGCCTCTTCTCTGAGGTATGCTGACTGAGCCTTTTCCAACCGTGAAACCCTTCTCTATGAAGGGGTCCGTACAAATCCCGAACCCGGAGGGTAGGGTGTAACACAGAGTGGTGTCACACATGTTCGATTCGACGAGTTTTGCAACCGCCGGATCTTCGAAAACATGTTGACACACAAATCGTGTTACTTCTTGATGGATCGTATTCGTTGCGCCGCGGTAATCACCGCTATTGAGCAAGTTGCCACCAGGGAATGGATGATTAATCAGCCACTCCACATGGGATGCATTCATTTGCTCGCCAATGAGCGCGAACTGAGGAAAATTTCTTAATTTCTTCCACATGGCCATCTGGATGTCTTTCCAGATGCTGTTTAGAAGAAAATTTCCCTTAGTGATAGGCCGAACCTTGAGCGGTTCTTTA